TGATAGACTTTATCAAACCACACGATGTGCCTGTGCTTATGACGTTATTAAAAGTTGCAAGGATAGGATCAAACCCGAAGCATATGGATAATTGGGTAGATGCCTGTGGGTACATGGCTTGTGGTGGCGAGTTAGCAAGTAAGCTCACGGAGGAAGACGATGACTGATGAATTAAAAGATATGCTTCTAGAGTATTTGAAAGACATGACAAATCGCGGTGATTATAAAGCAAAAATTTTATTGCGTTTGTTGAAAGATGAGTTTTGGGAGGAAGACTGATGGATCTTATCACGTTAGATTTTGAGACATATTATTCGCGTGAGTACAGTCTTTCCAAAATGACAACCGAAGAGTATGTGCGCGACCCACGCTTTGAAGTTATAGGTGTGGGGGTCAAAGTAAACAATGCCGAAACCGAATGGGCTAGTGGAACACATAGACAGATAGAGAATTATCTGCGTGAGTTTAATTGGGCTAATAGTTTAGTGTTAGCTCACAATACCATGTTTGATGGTGCGATACTGTCTTGGCAATTTGATATACACCCAAAAGCGTTGGCTGATACAATGCACATGGCGAGAGCCTTGCATGGTGTGGAAACGTCTGCTGCACTTAAAGCAGTTGCATTGCGATATGATGTAGGCACAAAGGGCACTGAAGTTGTACGCGCCATGGGTAAGCAACGAAAAGACTTCTCTCCTGATGAGTTGTCAACGTATGGTGACTACTGTGTTAACGATGTCGGATTAACATACAAACTCTTTAACATCATGGCACGTAAATTCCCACGTAAGGAACTAAAGTTAATCGACCTTACGTTGCGCATGTTCACCGAACCAACACTAGAGTTGAATGATGAACTGCTGACTAACCATATTGAAAATGTTAAGAAGCGTAAAGCGCAGTTGATGGTTGACGCAAACATTCAAGACAAGAAAGACTTGATGTCCAACCAGAAGTTTGCTGACCTACTGACAGGTTTAGGTGTAGTGCCCCCAACAAAGATTAGTCCCACTACCGAGAAAGAAACCTACGCGTTTGCTAAAAGTGACGAAGAGTTTAAGGCATTGCTCGAACACGACAATGATAAGGTTCAAGCCTTAGTCTCTGCACGTCTGGGTACCAAAAGTACCTTAGAGGAAACACGTACTAAGAGGTTTATAGATATATCCTCGCGCGGTAATCTCCCTGTACCCGTTAGATACTACGCCGCACACACTGGTCGTTGGGGCGGTGATGACAAGATTAACCTGCAAAACCTACCGAGCAGAGGACCAAATGCCAAAGCATTAAAGAGTGCGATCATAGCACCCGAAGGTCACACAATTATAGAAGCTGACTCCGCACAGATAGAAGCGCGTGTCCTAGCATGGCTTGCGGAACAGGATGATCTTGTTAGTGCGTTCACTAACAAAGAAGATGTATACAAGAAGATGGCATCCACTATCTACGGCGTTGCAGTAGAAGACGTTACCAAGGACCAACGTTTTGTCGGTAAGACTACGATACTTGGCGCAGGATATGGTATGGGCGCATTAAAGTTTCAAGCGCAGCTAAAGTCTTTTGGGTTTGACATGGAGTTGGACGAAGCAAGACGTGTTATAAACATATACCGAGATGCTAATTGGAAGATAAGCCAACTATGGCGCAACTGTCAGAACATGCTGCGTTATATGGTACAAGGGGATAAGCTGCTAGTGGGTCGATCCGGAGTCTTGGACATAGATCCCACAGGTAAGGCTGTTATACTGCCTTCTGGGTTGTCCATGTTTTACCATGGCTTGTTTATGCAGCAAGAAGAAAAAGGTCCACAATATTACTATAAGGTACGCGCAGGGGAAAAGAAGATTTACGGCGGTAAGGTTGTAGAGAATGTTTGCCAAGGTATCGCACGGTGCATTATAGGTGACCAGATGTTACGGATTGCCAAGAGATACAAAGTAGTGTTAACTGTACACGATTCAATCGTATGCTGTGTGCCCGATGCCGAAACCGCTGACGCTAAAGCGTACGTTGAAGAATCAATGCGATGGGTGCCTGAGTGGGCGGAAGGGTTACCAATCGACTGTGAAGCAGGCACCGCCAAATCATATGGAGAATGTGAGTGAACGCAGCCCCTTGGTCGTATAGTAAACTCAAAGGTTTTGAAACGTGCCCAAAACAGTTTTACCACGTGAACGTTTTGAAGGAACACCCCTTTGTAGAAACCGAAGCAATCCGTTACGGAAGCGCCTTTCACAAAGCAGCCGAAAATTATATTGGTAAGGGAGAACCAATAGACCCAAAGTTTATTTTTGCACAGAGAATGCTCGACAGTCTCAATGACAAGCGTGGTGTTAAGTTAACAGAGCGTAAGATGGGGCTGACTGAAAACCTAGAACCGTGTGGTTTCTTTGATAAAGACGTGTGGTTTCGTGGTATAGCGGATCTTATCATAGTGGACACACTTGGCGGCGCTGCGTGGGTGATTGATTACAAGACTGGTAAGTCGTCACGGTATGCAGACAAAGGACAGTTGGAGCTTATGGCGTTAACTGTGTTTGCGCACTTCCCCGATATAAATAAAATACGTGCAGGGTTGCTGTTTGTAGTAGCAAATGATCTTGTCAAGGACAAATATACTGTTTTTGATAAAGACAAATTATGGGAGAAATGGTTATCTAAACATGGTATAATGAAAGAAGCATTTAGAAATAATGTTTGGAACCCTAAACCTAGCGGATTATGTAGACGACATTGTCCTGTTACTGAGTGTCCGCATAACGGAGCAAATTGATGCCATACAAAAATAAACCACGCCCCTATAAAAAAGAATACTCGCAACAAAAGAAACGCGGTGAGCACGAGAACCGTATGGAGCGCCAGAAAGCTAGGCGCAAAATGGATAAAACTGGTAGAGATGCCAACAAGAACGGTAAGGCCGATAAACGAGAGGGCAAGGATATTGCTCACAAAAAACCACTAAGTAAAGGTGGGAAAAACAAAGACGGTGTAAAAGTACAAAGCCGCAAAAAGAATAGAGCAGCAGGTGGCGCACTAAGTAAAGGTAAAAAACGTTAGTGCCACACTAACACGGAGTGAACATGAAGATAGTAAATGATAAGGCGTTGCTGTTAAAGTTACGCAATCCCAAACGTATCACCGAAACGATACCGAGGAGTAAAGAAGTAAGCGCAACCGAAGTTGCTGTGAGCTGGGGAGTGGACGAGGTACACACTCTAAGAAGTCTTGGTGTAAAAGCTCCCTCTCCAATTACAAAACGATACAAGTGGTCAGGGCGGTTTAAACCTATGGATCACCAACGCACTACCGCCGAGTTCCTAACGCTCAACCGCAAGTCATTCTGTTTTAACGAACAAGGCACAGGTAAGACCGCCGCAGCTATTTGGGCAGCAGACTTCTTAATGAACCAAGGCAAAGTGCGCCGTGTTCTTGTTATATGCCCACTATCCATCATGGACTCAGCTTGGCGAGCCGATCTCTTTGAAGTAGCTATGCACCGTAAAGTTGATGTTGCGCATGGGAACGCAGATAAGCGTAGAAAAATAATTAACAGCGATGCAGAGTTTATTGTAATCAACTATGATGGTGTAGAAATTGTAGAAGAGGACATACGTAACGGTGGGTTCGATCTAATTATTGTGGACGAGGCTACGCATTATAAGAACGCACAGAGTAAACGATGGAAGTGTTTAAATCGGTTGGTTACTGAAGACACTTGGCTGTGGATGATGACAGGTACACCTGCCGCACAGTCGCCGCTTGACGCATACGGACTAGCTAAACTTGCTAATCCCCAATCTGTACCACGATTTTTTGGGTCATTCCGCGACCAAGTCATGTTTAAAATATCACAGTTCAAATGGATACCGAAACCAACGGCTACCAACACAGTGTATAACGCTCTACAACCTGCCATACGGTACACCAAAGAACAGTGTCTTGACCTTCCAGAGATGACATACGTTAAACGTGCGGTTGAGTTAACGCGTCAACAGAAAAAGTATTACAAAGAATTGAAGAGCCGACTTGTAATGGAAGCAGCAGGCGAGGAGGTGACCGCACACAATGCTGCCATATCTATGAATAAACTTTTGCAGATCAGCGCAGGTGCAGTCTACACCGATAAAGGTGACACACTAGAGTTTGATATTAAACACAGGTACAACGTACTGAAAGAAGTCATTGATGAGAGTAGTCAAAAGGTTCTGGTGTTTGTACCTTTCAAGCATACGATTGACATACTAACAGAGAAACTACGTAAAGACGGAATTACCGCTGAAGTGATTCGCGGAGATGTGCCTGCTACGAAGCGTACAGAGATATTTAAACGCTTCCAAACAACCCCTAAACCCCAGATATTGGTGATACAGCCGCAATCAGCAGCACATGGTGTGACTTTAACAGCCGCGAATACTGTTGTATGGTGGGGGCCAACCTCTTCCTTGGAAACATATGCACAAGCAAATGCACGTGTTCACAGGTCAGGACAAAGACACCCATGTACGGTAATCCAACTACAAGGATCAGCCGTAGAAAAACACGTCTACGCATTACTTGATAGTAGAATAAACGTACACTCAAAAATTATAGATTTATACAAAGAAATACTTGACTAGCTCAACGGTTGTTGCTAGATGTTAATTCCCGATAAAGGAGAACAACATGAGCAATGCAAAAATCTCTATCGAAAAACTAACAGCTACGTATATAAAAATAAGGGACAAGCGTAGTAAGTTAGCGACAGAGTTTAAGACAAAAGATGATGAATTAAAGTCCCAACAAGATAGAATCAAACGCGCACTTCTTGAACATTGTAAAGAACATGACGTTGAAAGTGTTCGCACTGCGGAAGGTTTATTCTATCGTACTATCAAAAAACGTTTTTGGACGAACGACTGGGAGTCCATGCACAAGTTTATTCTAGATCAGCAAGTGCCTGAGTTTTTAGATAAACGTCTTAACCAATCCAACGTAAAGCAATTCCTTGAAGATAACCCTGACTTGTTACCACCGGGGCTGAACGTGGATTCAGAATATGCGATAGCAGTGAGGAAAAAATGACTGAAGCGAAGAGTCCATTTGTGACAATAGAAAGTCTGGCACAGTATTTTCACGTGTCAGTATCTACGATCCGTGCATGGGTACGGCAGGGGCATATCCCCGAAACTACTTACATTAAACTTGGCAACACTTATAGGTTTAACCGCGATCAGGTAGCTGACGCACTTACTTTAATGCAAAAAGAAGCAGAGTTAGGGGGTGATACAGTTACGATAACAGCCACGGGTGTAGTAGGCACTGTAGCTACAACTAACAATGGTGATGAGCAGTTAGAATTAAATTTCGATGCTGACGAAGATGTATAATGCACCGCATAAGTTTACGTGGTGGACAATTTCGTAAACTGGTTAAAGGTGAACAAGTTAGTGCGTGTGCCGATAAGTCACTTAACTTAGTGATTTTAGACGCTGCGAAAGTATCACGCGCTTACTATGCAGGGGAGTATGACCCTGATAGTCCGACTGGCCCTACATGTTGGTCAGCAGATACTAGTGCACCTGCACCAGAGGTGAGGCAAGAAGATCGCCAATCCAATCGCTGTATGGACTGTACCCAGAATATTAAAGGGTCGGGTTCGGGTATGTCACGCGCATGTCGTTTTGCGCAGCGGCTAGCCGTAGTATTAGAGGATGACTTTACAAATGTATACCAACTGCAAATACCTGCGACATCATTATTTGGTAAGGCACAGGAAGGTAAAATGCCGATGCAAGCCTATGCACAATATCTAAATTACCATAGCACTTCTCCTATATCTGTGATTACCGAATGTGCATTCGATCAGAATAGTGTTGTGCCTAAACTGTTTTTCAAGGCGGTACGCCCCCTTGAAGAAAGCGAAGTAAGTCTCGCAATGGAAAGGGCAGACAGCCCAGAAACCAAAGAGGCTTTACTAATATCAACGCCCACAAGAGGCTCAATCTTTGCGGAAGTAGATGGTTTTGTCTACGACGCAAATTTAAAATAAGGAGACTTTTATGTCTGAACAATATGTGATTAAAAAAATTACCACCATGTACCCTAAACTAGACAAGACGTACCGTTTTGATGCTGAACAGCAGCGATCCGTTTCTTGTAGCCCGTTAGATGATGGAGCCGAATATTCGGTTAACTTCATAATGGATGACCCAACTGCCAAAGAGTTATGGGCATACATGAAAGAAACTTATAACGCCGAGAAGAAAAAGAATTGGCCTGAGATAAAGAACCCATTTAAAAAGACAGAGGATGGGATGTGGTCACACAAAGCTAATCTTAAAGGCGCATACAACGGCGAAAAGACTAGGAAACCATCGCAAGTTGATTCAAAAGTACAAGCACTGCCAGACGACTTTCAGTTAACTAGTGGTAGCACTGCGAATGTTGCGGTTAAGGGTGTACCTTACAATGGTTCAATGGGTTGTGGATGCTCACTTAGATTGCAAGCAGTGCAGGTTCTTAAACTTGCCGAACGTCCGCAAGCGTCTCCATTTGGGGCTGAAGAAGGCTTTGACTCGCAAGAGAGTAGTCCGTTTACCGCTGTGGACCAGAACGAAATAGAGGCACCTGCCTCTAAAAAATCAAACAATGTGCTTGAAGACACACCTGTGAAAGAACCAAAAGTTAAGAAAAAAGAAGAAGTACAAACTTCCAACGACGATCTTAGCGACCTTGTTGATGCGTGGGATGACGCTGACGAGTAATTTTGGAGCCGTGACTGTAACAGGTCACGGCATTTCTTTCATGGGCAAGAGCAATGCAAACAAAAACATTTATGCAAAGCGTGGTGCCTCACGAAGGATGGTACTGTGTATTTGCCGCGAATAAAACAGGACAACGTAAACAAAAGTTTTACGACTCCATAGACCATGTACTAGACGCATCGCATGACCTAGACGCAAACGGTTACGATGTGTATTTTGCACTGGCTACTTTCGGCGAAGCGGGATCTCGTAAGCAAGAGGACGCAATAAAATTACGTTCGTTCTTCATGGATCTAGACTGTGGAGAAGGTAAAGAGTTTCCCACACAACATGCCGCTATAAAAGAATTACGTAGGTTCTGTAAAACACTCGACCTACCTAAACCTGTAACGGTCAACTCAGGGCGTGGAGTGCATGTATACTGGCCTTTGAGTGAAGATGTAACCCCTGACGAGTGGACACCCATAGCCGAGCGGCTTAAATTATTATGCGCACAACACAAGTTTGACGCTGACCCTGCGGTGACTTCAGATGTCGCCAGAGTCTTACGTGTCCCGGGGACCAGGAACTACAAGGATAACACACCTAAAGAAGTTACGGTGTTTGGGCTAGAACAGATACAACCAATAAACTTTGACGAATTTTCAGAGTTGGTTGGGGGTGGTGTGATACCAGTTCCTAAGAAGTTTACCCCAACAGGAAGCAGTAACTCAGTTTTAAACGCTTTATTGAGCAACCGTGAATCTTATTTCAAAGATATAATGGTTAAGACAGGGAAGGGAGAGGGGTGTGCGCAGTTAGGGTACATCTACAAAAATCAATCTACAATGTCAGAACCCATGTGGCGAGCAGGGTTGTCGATTGCGAAGCATTGTGCAGACGCTGATAAGTCTGCGGCGCGTATATCAGAAGGTCACCCTGAGTTTACACCAGATGAGATGTTCAATAAAATGGACAGGATTAAAGGTCCGTACCTTTGCGCTACGTTTGACGAGTATCGCCCAGACGTTTGCACATCGTGTTCATTATGGGGAAAGATTAAATCTCCTATCTCTATCGGTAACCGCACAAAGGTGGCAACCGAAGAAGACAACGTTGTCGAGTTGTTTTCGCCCGACCCAGATGCGGAACCAGAAACTCACGTTATACCAAAGTACCCAAGCCCATTTTTTCGTGGGGCAAACGGTGGTGTGTATATACGTAGCGAGAACGCCGAAGGCGAACCACAAGACGAGTGCATATACCATAACGATTTATACGTTGTGAGACGTGTGCATGACGGAGATGAAGATGCCCTAGTGTTTCGTTTGCACTTGCCAAAAGACGGAATAAGAGAGTTTACTGTACCACAAATAGCAGTCACTTCTAAAGACGAATTTAGAAAGGCAATAGGTGCAAAGGGCGTAACTACATGGGGGCGAAAATTAGAAAGTCTAATGACATATAGCATAAGGTGGATAGAAGAATTGCAACATAATAGTGCAGCAGATATGGCGCACACTCAATTTGGTTGGTCAGATGATAAAGGGAAATCATTCATACTTGGGGATAGAGAAGTATTTCCTGATCGTGTTGACTTTAACCCTGCGTCAACAAAAACGGCTGCTTTGTTCCCCTCGTTTACTCCTAAAGGTACCTTGGATGGATGGAAGAGCAATGCTAACTTCTTTAATAAAAAAGGCATGGAGCTATACCAATTTGTGGTATGCGCAGGATTCGGCAGCGTATTGATGCGTAACTCCCCAATGCACGGGGCACTTCTGCATATGCACAGTAAGGACTCAGGGTTAGGTAAAACTACTGCAATGTATATGGCTATGACTGCATGGGGGCATCCCAAACAGCTTACGCTGAAAGAGCGAGACACGATGAACCATCGTATGAACCGCGCTGAAGTCAACAAAAACATACCCTTTTGCACTGATGAGATTACAAACATGACCGCAAAAGCCGCTTCAGATATGTCTTATGCAATCACCGAAGGGATGCAGCGTGGTCGTATGGCAGGGGGTGCAAACATTGAACGAGCGCGTGGCGGTGAATGGAAGTTTCTTGCTGTATCTACGGGCAACATGAGCCTGATAGAAAAAATATCTTTGTTTAAGAACGCGCCTAAAGCAGAAGCGCAGCGAATTTTAGAAGCGCGAGTGGATACATTTTTCGATACCACAGGCGACAAAGCTATGACAGATACGTTTGCGCAAGAAGTGCAAGAGCACTACGGACATGCAGGTGTGATATTTACACAGCATTGCATGAAACATTGGAACACGATTGTGGCTTATGAAGACAAAGTACGCAAAGCCGTAGATCAAAAATGTGGACTTACTTCTGCAAATCGTTTCTGGTCTGAGTATATTACTAAGACGCTAACTGCCGGATTGATAGCAAGTAAACTTGGACTAATAAGTTATGATATGGATGAGTTGTTTAAGTTTGCCGTCAGGCTTGTAAAGTATAATCAAAGTATGACCGATGATATGACTGCTACATCTAGTCAGATATTGGCAGACTTCTTTGCAGAACATCATGGCAATCTATTAGTTATAAAAAGCACTACAGACATGCGCGGTAAGGTTCCAGAGGGTATGGCGGACTTGGTTATACCCGAAGTTAGCCCACGTACTAAATTAGTTGCGCGGTATGAAACAGATACCAAGAAGGCATTTGTAATATTAAAACCTTTTAAAAGGTGGTGCCTTGAACAACAGATTGATTACTCAGCATGTGTAACTGATTTAACAAAAGAAAAAGGCGCAATAAAACGTAAGATGCGTATTAGTAAAGGCACTAACCTTAACCTACCTGCAACTGACTGCATTGAGGTTAACTTTGAATTAGAGATTGGTTCTGAGGATGAAAGCGATACCTAAAACAGATGATTTGCACCCAGACGGTGTACGTATTGTAGTTGATTGGAGTAAAATGTCTGTAGGAGCTTCAGTTTTTACACCTTGCGTAAACGTAATCGAAGCAAAGAAACAGTTTGAAAAGATAGCAGATACCAAAGGGTGGCAGGTTAAAGTTCACACTAGGATTGAGGATGATAAATTTGGGGTTCGCATGTGGAGAATTTTGTGATAACGTGCAATCATATCATGTTCACACTGTTCTCCAAACTACCCCTGCTTTACGCGGGGGATTTTTTTAAAAGAGTTGCCAACCCTGATCCCATTCACTACGACTTTCCTCTAAGGCTTGACGCATATTCGGGCTGATACTAATGCCATTGTACATGGTTGCTGACGTTTCCATATGCTGTCGCATAGACTTGTGAATTGAATCTATACCGATACGCGCAGTGGGATGGCGTTTGTTAAACTTAAATATCTTCTCCATCAAGGCGCGGCGTCCGTCATAGTCACCTGTGCGAGAAGCCACATAATATTGGCGTAACAACTTGGTACGCATGTTATTTACTGAACGTTCGATACGTTTGGTCTGTTGGTTCATCTCTTGGGTTCGCGTATACTCGGCAGGGGCAAATCCAATTGCTTGCGCTGCAAGCTGCCCCATGGATAGGTCATCCATGATCGGATCTTTTCTACGTGTTAAGATGCCTTCATCACTATAACGGAACACAGTTTTATATACATTACTTACGCCCCCGGGCAGCAGTGACTCAACACCTCTTTGCATCTCACCCTGCATTACATCTTTGTACGCGCGTTCAAATCTAGTGATAGTGCTCCATGCAGGTCCACCAAGATAGTGAAACACAGTCTCTTCCAAAGATGCGTCATGGTTAAATCTATTTGCCTGAAGGATGAGACCCGATAGACCAATACGGCTTGACAAGTCAACACCAAGAGCCGCAGTTAGTGGTCCTTTATAGAAGCCTTCACCTATCGTCTTACGTACAACAGTTTCAATGTCATCTTCTTCATCGTCACGGAATAAATTAAGCAACTGCATAAGCTCACGTGCCAACGGCATACCCACCGCACCTGCTAATAAAAAGGATGCGCCTGTTACCCCTGCAAACTGACGGAAGGCTTGATCTCTTGCTGCTTTATCTCCTGCGTGATGCGCGTCTATTCCGTCACGTACCGTCTTAAACATGGTATAGTACATTTGAATACCATATGTTTTATACATGAGCGCAACTCGACCAATCCCTTGTTGTCCGAAGCGTGGCGCTGTTTCTAATACCGATCCACCGTTAGTCATCTGAGTGTCGTATAAAGCTTGTACCGCAGCTTTTTCTTGGCGTTCGGCTGTAGATAAGGTAGGTTCTGCTTCTTTGAGACGATTTAGTTCAAGCTGATATGCTGTAAGCGCAGTAACTTGGCGGTTGTACACCTCGACATTGTGAAACATAAACGCAGACGCAGCCGAAACTGTTTCCACAACGCTACGTTTGCGCCCCGAACTATCTACACCCAAGTTGTCTGCGAACAACGAACGGTTTAGCTGACCTCGCGCTGCCATCATCTCCATAAGTGGTTTGGCTTCAAGCAATTCTGCGCGGACTGCGTCATCCAAATCTATGTCCTTGCGCACCACATAGTCACCGTTTGCATCAAGCTCAAAATAGTTATCAAGGCTTGGCATTGAACGAACTTTTATGTTCTTTTCATCTCCGTACGGAGCTACCATGTCGCTCTTACGATTGAACCCACTGCTTGTAACAAGTTTAGATGCGTTCTTGATGGCGCGTCCAGTGGCTCCATACCCATACTTACCTGACAACATTGGATATACAAACATGGGTAGCTGAGACAAGTTTACAACAGCAGAAGAAGCGTTAAACCCGATTGTCCATACAAATGCCGCACGGTTGGCTGCTTGAGCTATACTGTCTTGGGGTGGGTTACGTGCAAAGTTTGCACGAGCCTCTAGCTCATCTATAATATATTTATTCTCATCAGTTAAGTTAGCCGCGTTATCTTCTACAATTTTATCTTGTAAGTCCCTAATTTTTGCACTGTATCGTAACCGTTCTACTTGGCGTCCAAGGTCGTATGCTTTGGTGCGTAGTGCGTCGAGAGCATCTTCTTTATACCCCGGAGTGCCCTTTCGACGTTGTAAAGATTTAGCAAACGATGTCTCGGGCAACGCTTCAATGAACATACGCATGATCTCAGCTTGTACTTTGTCGTCTACTTTGTTTGCGCGTAGTGTCTGTAGTGTTTGCCCAACAAACGAACTTGGCGGTGCTTTAGAAAAAGGTGCCTTACTTATGTTAACAAACTTATTTACGTTAGTTACTGTTTTGTCTGCCTTCAAATCGTTTATAGCACGATCACGTTCTGCTAGTGTTTCAAATGCTTCAACATTAAACTGCCCATCAGCATCATAAGACAACCAATAGTTACCCGAACGTGTTAATGGGAAATACGGTTCAATCGTACCTGTCTCGAACAAACGAGAGTACACTTCATTCTTTAACTTTTTACGCGCAGTTTCGTCAGTGACAGTCTCGTCAATTTTACCAAAGATAACATCCTTCATCTTTTGATATTGTTTTTTATACGTGTCACGCATCTGTGCGTATATTTTGTCACCGTCAGTGTTCGATAGTGCACGCCAATCGGCACGCATGGACTTCCATGCTTTTATTTTTTCAGGGTTATCTCTGTACGCACTTACTGGTTTGCTTGGGTCAACCTGTTCTATTGTACTTGTATAAACCAAGCGGTTTAGAGCATCTACTTGGTTTTTATTTTTCTTTTCCCAATCAGTGACGTTTTTCAGGACAGCTTCAACTTCTTGGTCTGACTTGTTAACAGCACCGCGTTGCTCTTCCATCAATTTGTGCAAGTCCATCGCACCCGTAATACCACTTCTTTCCGCCACATCAGCCACAGCTTGTGAGGGGTAAAATCCAATGAGCGCACGAAGTTTCTTATCACTTTTTACGAACTCCATTGTCTTATCTGCAAACTCTTGCGCAAACTTTGGAGTCACAGGTTTGATAGATTTCTGTACCTCACCGATCATATCGGCAACACGCTTACCTGCGGCAGTTGGAGAAAGCATAAAGAACTCTCCGTTACCTGTTTGATTTGGTTGCGGCGCAAGAATGTTATCAATAATGCTTGTAGTTTGATCTAACGCTGACTCTACTGGTGCAGGCTTCTTACCGATTAATGTACGTAAGAAGTTAGATATTGCGGCTTTGAACTTAGCAAAAGGAGTTAGAGGGTCACCCTCAACCTTGAGGCCCGCCAGCATACGTTGGAACTCAGGGTTACTAAATGTTTCTGCTACAAACTCTTCTAATTTGGTAAACCCATACGCAGTGGGCATATGCTCTTTTGTCTCATCGAATATTTTTTGCAACTTGCGAGTAAGAGGGTGGTTCTTTTTCTGTAGCGTAGCGACAGTTGCGGCATGGGTCATTTCATGCAGTAGGGTATGCACGTTGAGACCATTCACTTGGTCTCCGTCTTTAAACCCTGCAAATTCAGCTAACTGAATAGTGTTGTCTGCTTCGGTAAATCTACCTGCAACACCCTCCATAGCGTCAATCAACTTAACGACCTTAATCTTAGTATCACCTACGTTTTTCGCTAGTTTGCTTGCTACGTCACGGACTTCGGGGTCACTTGTTGTGGCTGCTACGGCACGTAATGCACCTTGAAGATCCCCACCGCGCAGTAAAGATTTGACTACGTTTGATAGTGGGGTGGAAGACGGAGATGCCTCTAGGTTAAACATGCTGCCCTTGTACATCATACTACGCAGCATCGGATCACTTTCGGTGATGCCTAGTTTGTCCATAACTTTTTCTAGGGCAAGCGCGTCTGGTTCGTTATTTATATCAAAACCATCCTTAAACAGGGTTTCAAGTTCGCGGCGTTTGGCAACCAGATCAGTAGATTGAAAAGCTGCTACATTAGTATTCATAACCTTTGCGTCACGAATTGCAGTCTGCATCCACCTTTTAGTTTGTGGTGATAGGTTAGCTGCAGCCCAATCTAGTGTAGCTTGTGCTGAGTTCTTACCACGTGCAGGTAGATACCGTGATCCATCCGGTCCAAAGAAGGCAACTTCTGTTGCAGTCATATCTTCTGCGGCACGAAAGTTAGTCGTTCCCGATACTACATCATCAATAGCGTCTTGTAACCCAAGGATCGGATCTTCGTATGCACCAAGGTATTTTTTCGCTGCGCCAACTGTGCTTTTGTTTTGTTTGTTTGATTTAGTGTTAACAAGTTTTAACACGCTCTCTTTGTCTTCTACTGTCATCGGATCAGAGACAGCTTCTACCGACATAGATTTTACAAAACGTTTATGATCTGTACTTGTATTTGCATCGTACGCGTCGAGCAATCGAGCTTCTACCCCTGCCTTTGTTACCCCTGCACGAGTAGTAGTTTTAGTTTTTGGACGTTCTGGAGCTAATGCTTTTGTTGTTTTACGTTTTTCTAAAACAGGAAGCACAGGGCGTTTTAGTGATGGGCGCTCACTGACTGTTGATGTTGTAGCAGTACCAACAGTTTCGTCACGTGCTCCCAATCTTTTAGTTTTAGGTGTTGTAGCTTTGGTGGTACTCTTACCTCTATCGCGGGTACGCTTGTCTCCCACGCCTTGTCTATCACTTGAAACGCGAGTTCCAGTTCCTGCTGCGTCAGTTCTTGTAACATCGGCACCTCCTTCATCTTTGACTTTTACATCCTCTTTTATATCCTCTTTTATATCCTGTTGCGGAGCAGGTTGTCTTTTTTGTGGTGTGAATAAATCTGGTTGAGCTGTAGGTACACCCTCAAGTGTACGACTAATACCTAGCTCCGCAGCCTGAGATGTTCGCGGTTTGACTGCGAAAGAAGATAAAATCTTACGAGCTGTAGGATCATTTAAGTCCTTACCAAGCACACGTTGTCGAATTGGTGACTTAGCCGAAATGCCCATCTGGTCAAGCATTTCAGTGTTTATAGTATTTGCAGCGGGCGCAGGATCTGCAGCGGGCGCAGGTGCCTGTCCTAAATTCTGTTTACGCCCAAGCCCCGGCAGCGCTGGCTGAGTCGGTACACGCTGTGTGCCTTCTTCTGGTATGCGAGCTTCCATCTCTTCTAGTTGAGTAGCCTCTGGTGGTGCAGTTATTGGCTTTGGCTCTGGTGGCGCAGGTCGTTCGGCACGTTGAATGTTTACCGCACGCTGAATAGTCTGTAACTCTGCGTCAGTTGGTTGGCTATTTGTTATACCTTGTTTTTGCAGTGCATCACTAAACGCACGGCCTACACGGTTGTAGTTTCGGCTTGGTGTCTTTTCAATTGTGGCTTGTAATATTTTATTTCTTCTAGACTCAGTAGCTTTACGCTGTTTTGTTTCTTGCTGGCCCGCTATAGTTTCTAAATCTGACTCCGCCCGAATAGCTTCTTTTGCAGCATCTTCAGCCTCAATCGCAGCGACTTGGTCTGACAAGTCTGTTTCTTCCTGTGCGCGGTCTACAAGGTCACGTTCACGTACAGTTGCAGGTGCTCCTATAGGTTCTTCAACTTTAGGGGGCGTAGGTCCAAGGCGTCTGCGGTCTTGTTCTTGTTGTAATGCAAACAAGTCAGGCTGCTCAAATGCTTCTACGTCACCAAGTTCGGCAGCGCGTAGCCCCTCTCTTTCACGTGCATCAGCTTGTGCGCGTTGTTCTTCCGCTGCAATTCGTTGTTCTCTTGTAAG